ACGGTGTTATAACCAATTTTAGCTTTTACAGTACTATAACTAATCAAGCAGTTTTACGCCTTACTTGAGGGCAAAAAATAAGACGTATCTCTACATCTTATTTTATATTTTTAAAATATTAATGACCATTTACTTTATTATTCTATCTTTGAAAAAATCTCTCCAAAATGGATTTTCTTTATCAAATAATTCTTTCTGTTCTTTAGTAAATTTATCCGAATAATCTGTCCATAAATTTAAAATATTTTTCTTATCAAAACTAAATAAAAGTTCCCCTATTATTTGGTCAACATTTCCATCAGCAAAACCTTTTTCTTTATCATGTAATCTATAATGAGTTACTTTCCATATTTTATCCCCTGAACTCTCCTTATAAAATTCATAAATATCACTTTGCACTTCCATTTACTCCTTTCAGTTGTTTGTTTGCCAGCGTATTAATATATCCAAGTATTTTTTTAAATTCATTTTTATTTGTAAATTCCTCTACATTTATTAGGAGACTTCTCGCTTTAGCCTTATATCCTTGTATTGTATGTGTTTGCTTACATCCAAATCTCTTCTTTAATGTTTGAGATGTAAATTGTTTAAATCCATTATCTGTTTTATCTTGCAACTCTAAATATTGCAATTTTCCTTCTGTTTTCCTTACTATCGTTGCATGTGCTCCAGTTAATAAATAATACTCTTTTCCTTCTTCAACTTTATTTAATAAGTTCATCGCACCCAAAGTATCATTGTAATTTAGTTCCATTTCATATTTTATCTTTAAATCATCACACATTTGTAAAACATTTCGTGGAGTTGAAAAAAAACTTTGACTTTCTCCACCTCGAAAATCATTAACATCTAAACCATTTTTGTTTCCTATATATGTTAGTGCTACCGAAGAACAAGAGCCCTTTGTTTCATCTCCACCACTAATTTTTTGTATTATTTCTTCATTTGTTAGTTGCCCTTTTAATTTTTTAACTGGATTATATTCAATTTTAATATTGTTAAGATTTTCTACAGTTTGACTATTTTTCTGTTGTACTTTAAATTGTTTTATACCATTTATTGCTTTCTTCGGTTGTTTTCCTATTATACCACTATTATCACTATTTGTCACATATTTTTCTTTCCACTTGCTATAATTCATGTTTTTTGGTACTAATATACTATTTCCATTTTCGTCTCTTCCCCTTCTTTGTAGTTCTTCTATTACCTCATCATCAAATTCAGCTACTGTCGTACAACGATCGTTTGAGTGTATTGGTGGATAATTTTTGCCGTGATTTCCTATCTTTTACTTTAAATATTTGATTATCCAATTTTGCACAATGCTTACAAGTAATTTTATCTAATGTTGCTATAAATCTATACTTATCAATATCTAGTTCTTCATAAGCTAACATCTCGGCTTCATTTGCGAAGTGATTTACTTCTGTTCTTACTAATCTGGTTGCATTAAACAATCCAACCTTCATAAATTCTTCCAATTCTTGACTTATCTTTGCTATTGATTTTCCACTTATGCTATCTGCTGACATATTGATACTTAAATAATTAGCTAACTTTTCTTGATTCATCCATATTCTTTGAGAAAAGTTTTTATTATCAATCCATTTTTCATTGAGCATTAAATTTATTGTTCTATCATCAATTTGTGCAAAGCTAAAACCTAAGTTTGTACCTTTTTGTATATCATAAATATTATGATAATATCCTTCTTTTATTGTATCTACATATCTTATTCTAGTTATATCTTGTTCTATATCAGCTAATTTCTTTAATTCAATATCAATATTATCTTGTAATGCTTGGTAACGACTAATTCTATAAGAATAAGCAGAAGCATTATATTTAGCCAACATTTTCTTTTTTATTCTTTCATTTGTTATATTATTATTAATTACTTGAAGTAAATTTTTATAATATGTATCTGTTTCTTTCTTATTCAACATTTGTTTAAGTACATCTTTATTTAGTACATTATCTTTAGCATAATTTTTAAATATTTTGGATATTTCTTTATTTATATCCTTTGTTGCTTGTTCATAAACTTTTATTAATGAATTTATTGTATTTTCTGTTCTCTTTTCTAAGCTTTTCATTAATTCAGTGCTTCTTTTCTCCCAGTAGTTTATTGGTTTTCTTGCCATAAAAAAACACCTCCTATTCGGTGTCATCTTCTATATGTTCATTATCAAAACCACCAGTATTATACATAGCCAATTGGTTTTGTTTTATTTTCTCTTGATTTTCTGTTTTTACTAATTCATCTTCTTCAATTGCATCTTCTATAAACGATAAATTACTAATCAGAGTCTGATTAGTTACATTTCCACTTAAATAACTTATCATTTGGGCTATTTCCAAATCATTTTTTGGAAATGTTAATGTCATCTTTATTTCTATTTCCTCAACTGGAATAATTGGCATATTTTGCTTTACACTTAAAAAATTATTATATAATCTAAATCTTTTCTTTAATGTTTCTTTATAAAATGCCTCTTTGTCTTTTAAAGAAATGATAAAAGGTAATAATTTATAATCCAAAGCAACTCCACTACTATTACCAGCAAAGTTTTCATCTCCCATATCTGGAGTAAAACTAAATTTGTGTATATCTTTTCTTAATCGATCTAAAGCTGCATTAATACCTACTTCATCTAAAACTTTTGTCAAATACTCTGCTTTAGCATTTTCAGGTAATTCAAGTCCTCTTGTTTCTTTTAATAACTTTTTTTGCTCATAATCTAAGTTCGCTCCAAATAATAACAATATGGCGTCAACAAATTCTTCTATATTATCAACATCATTACTCGTTATAATATTATAAGCATTAATTAAGGAGATTACTGCTTCATAGTCTCCCATACCTTCTTCATTATTCATAACTTCTATTAGAGGAACTTCTCCAAAATAATGGTTTTCTCTTTTCGGATTATATTGTTGTAAACTTAGATTTTTGCACGTTCCATAATTTTGATACTTATCTGTAAAAGTATATATTGTATATATTCCATTTGTTTCAAAATAATATACACCGAATAATTCTTTTTCCTCTAGATCATTCGACTTTACTACAAAAGCATTTTTAGGACTTATGCTTTTGGTTTTTGGTTCAGAATTATTGTTTGAGTAAGTTAATTCATAACATCTTCCATATTTACTTTCTTTTCTTACATTGCTTTTATCTGTTTTTAATATTGTTTGTTTCTTATATTCATTTAATACTGGCTCTATATCTATTTCTTCATTTACATTATAGTTTATTTCTGATGACATAAAGCAACCACTATTTAATATTGTTATATATCTTGGATAGCTAGCTATTATTATATTATTTAAGCTCTCTTTTAATAATCTTTGTTTTTCCACTATGCTTTCATCATTAAAAAAGTATTTATCTAATCTATTATATCTATCTAATCTTTTTTGATGTTCATCAATTAATTTCGCTAATAATTCATTAGGTATTTTCCCTTTTTTTATTTCTGGAACTTCATTTATATCAATTATCATTTTATCCTCCTAGTAAATCATTTTTGTTAAATATATTAGCTGTTTTTGGCTCATATAAAGAGAGAACTAGGGCATCTCCACGATCTGGAGAAGTTAGTCCTCTTTTTTTCATTTCTTCTTTTCTCTCTAGTTCTATTTTTCCGTCCGAATTAATTCTATATTTTCTGTTACTCAACTGTGTTATTTGCTTATCATCGTATATTAATTCTATTTCCTGCCTTTTTAGCTTCTCTCTTAACAATCCCCACATTAAACCTGTACTGTTACTAAATTCAACTGGCTCTTCTTGTTTATTTTTTCCTCCTACTCCACCAAAATGACATTCATATAACTTAACCGTTATCCAATTTTCTTGTTGTTTTATTTCCTTTAGTCTATCATATACGCCAACTCCTAGACCATCACAATCTATTTTTACATGTATTGGTATTCCTATATGCTTATTTTTTAAGTTTTTAATTATTTGCACTATTTTACCTGTTACTTGCATTGTATCGTTATGATGTAAAATATTTAATGGTTGTTGATATGTTTTGTCAAATATTGTATTGATAACGGTTTCATCATCTCCGTATCTTGCAACATCAACCCCTATATCTATTCTTGATGTTGCACAATTTTTTGTTTGTATTCTCTTGCTACAATCTTCAACCCAGTCTAATTGAATAAAGCTATCTGGCATCGCTTTTGGAAATTCACCAACAACACGTACTCTATATACATCACTTTCTAAACCATACATATCTATGATCATTTGTATATAATCTTTTGAAACTCTCTTTGAGTTTTCTCCTGATACTTTAAAGGTGTTATAGATATTCCTATTTTTATTATGACTATCAAAAAAGAAACCACTTAACCCCGTTGGATTTCCACACATAATTAGTTTAGCATCAGGTGTTGTTAAAGAGCCTAATACTGGTTCGAAGGTAATATCCTTTACACCGTGATGCTTCATCTATAATATATAAAATATGTTCAGCATGAAATCCCTGTAAAGCATCTGGTTGAGTTGCTGTTCTTGGTACTGCAAACCAATTTTCTGGATTAGATTTCATGTATAATTTTTCTTGTGTCCATTCTATTTCGGTTTTTAATGTTGGTGTTAACCATTTTGAAACTTCTGCCCATAAAATATCATGTAACTGATGCTTTGTTGGTGCAGTACATGGTATTTTAGGAAATGGTCTTGTACATATAAACCAAATAATAAGCCAACTTTGTACTGCTGACTTTCCAATTCCATGTCCAGAACGAACACTTGTCAATTGGTTTTGTGCTACACTGTTTAATATTTCTGCTTGTATTTCATCTGGCATTGCACCTATAATGTCTTTCACAAATTCAACTGGTCTATCTTTATAATATAATATCGCTTCTGATGACAACATTACTTTTCACCTGCTTTATTTTCATATGCCTTTTGTATTACTTTTGCAAGTGATTCAACCTCATTATTTTCTTCCTCGCTACGTTTATTTTTCCATTGCTTTGGTTTTCTATTATTTAACCAGTATATTTGTGCTGTTACATTTCCATCTAAAGCATTTCTTAATAATGCACTTTCCACTTGATAATCTATTACTTCTTTTCCTTTTTTTAGGGCTTCGGAAACTTCGGAATGTTCATTTACTATTTTATAAAATGTAGTCTCTCCTATACCTAAATTAGTTGCTATTTCTTTATTGGTCAAACCATCTCTAGCCCATCCTTCTATTAAGACAAGCTTTTCTTTTACATCTTCCCATTTTGATTTTGCCATTTTATCACCTTCTCGTTTTATAATTTCATGATTGGCTTTTCTTGTTCCGCTAATCTACATAGCTTTTTATTGTAGCCTTCTATTTCTTTGTCTTTTATATAATAACTACATTTTAACGTACC